CTTCTACGACGTCGGCGACACCTGGACCGAAGCGACCCCCACCTTCACCCAGGTCACCACCGCCCTCAAGATCATCGGCGGCGACGCCGACGTCGATAACTTCCTGCAATCCACCTACGCCGACCCCAACGACATCGAGGCCGAGGTCATCGCCTCCCGGGCGAAAGCCGTCGCCCACCAGTTCTGCGACACCTTCTACAACGGCGACGCCGTCGCCAACCCCAAGGCCTTCGACGGCATCGCCAAGCTGATCCCGGCCGGCCAAACCCTCAGCGCCGGCGCCAACGGCGGCGCCCTCACCCTCGACACCCTCGACCAGATGATCGACCTGGTCAAGCCCGGCCGGCCCGACGCCCTCCTCATGTCCAAGCGGTCCCGGCGCAAGCTGTCGTCCCTGCGCCGAGCGTCCGGCGTCACCCTCGAAACGTCGGTCAACCAGTTCGGCCAGCACGTCGTCTCCTACGACGGGATACCCGTCGTGGTCGATGACTTCATCCTCGACACCGAGACGGTCGGCACCAGCGGCGCCACCACGTCCCGCATCTACGCCCTGAAGCTCGACGCCACGATGGGCGTCTCGGGCCTCGAGCACGGCGGCATCCAGGTCGAGAGCCTGGGCGAACTGGAGACCAAGGACGCCACCCGTCACCGGATCAAGTGGTACGTCTCGACCATGCTCCGCTCCGAGCTGGGCAGCGCCCAACTGCGCGGCATCCTGCCGTAACGGAGACGGCCAGACGGCCAGACGGCCAGGCCTTACCGTCTCGCCGTCTCGCCGTCTCGCCGTCTCGCCCCGTGCCGCCTCGCCACCTTGCCGCCTTGCCGTCTCCGTCCCCTGAAAGGAGGTTCCGATGATCGTGCCCGATCCCACGCGACCGGAGGACCGGGCGCGCCTGGCCGGATACGCCGAGGCCCTGGCCTTCTACCGGGGCGAGCAGTGGCCGGGCCGCCGACCGCGCGGCGAGACCCGCCTGACCTTCAACTATGCCCGGACCCTGCTCCGCAAGGTGGCCAGCTACGTCTTCTCTGGTCCGGTCAGCTTCTCTGTCCCCGCCCTCCCACCGGCAGAAGGGGACCGGGCGGGAGACGCGGCCGACCGGACGGACACGCGGGGCGACGCCGCCGCCCGGGCCGAGGCGACGCTGGCCGCCCTGGTCGCCGAACTGGACCTGTCACGCCTCGACGCGGCGCTCTGCCTGGACGCCTCGGTGCTGGGCGACGCGGCGATGAAGGTGACCTGGGATCCCACGACCCGGCGGCCGACCGTCGCGGCGGTCGACCCGGCCTCGCTGGTCGCCCGCTGGGCGCCGGACGACCCCCGCCGGACCCGCCAGATCACCCACGCCTACGGCCTGCCCGGCACCGCCGTCGCCGAGTTGTTCGGTCCAGCGGTCGGCCCGCTCGACCTCGACCCCGAGCGGACCTACCCGGTGACCGAGACGTGGACCGACGACCGCTGGCGGGTCGGCGTGGCCGGCACCGTGGTCGGCGACGGCGCCAACCCCTACGGCTGGATCCCCTACGTGGTCGTCCCGAATGCCCCCCGCCCCCACGCCTACTGGGGCGAGTCGGACCTGCTCGACCTGATCCCGGTCTGCCGGGAACTGAACGCCCGGATGAGCGTGCTGGCACGCATTCTCGACCTCTCGGGGGCGCCGATCGCGGTGCTGGAGAACGTCGACGGGGCGGAGGGGATCACGGTCGGGCCGGGTGCGACCTGGGAACTGCCGGAGGGGGCCAGGGCCTACCTACTCGACCTCCTCGCCGGGGGCGGCGTCGGGCTGCACGTCGAGTACGTCAACCTCCTCTACCGGACCCTACACGACCTGAGCGAGACGCCCCGGACGGCCTTCGGGGACTCGGGCCGGGACCTCTCCGGCGCGGCGTTGGAGGTGGAGATCCAGCCGCTGGTCCAGAAGGTCGGCCGCAAGCGGCGGGACTGGGATGCGGTCTTCCGGGCCCGCAACGCCCGCCTGCTGGACCTGGCCGAACGCTTCGGCGGCGAGGACCTCGGCGGCCTGCGGAGGACCGAGACGATCTGGCCCGGCGTCCTCCCGAGCGATGTCGCCGCCACGGTCCTGAACGCGACCCGGCTGGTGGGTCACGGCATCCAGAGTCGCCGGACCGCGATCGCCGCCCTCGGCGGCACCGACCCCGAGGCCGAATTGGGGCGCATCCTCGACGAGGCGGCCCGCTTCGGCCCGCCGGGGATGACCGGTGAGGCATCCCGGTCCGGGACGGCCACGCCCGTCCCGGCGGGGGTGGGCCGATGACGACCCGGGCGACGTTGCGGGCGGCCCTGCGCGGCCGCCTGGAAGACCTCGGGGCCGGGCCGCTCTGGGACGACGCCCTGCTCGACGAGGCCATCGCGGCGGCGATCCGGCGGTACGGCCAGGCCCTCCCCGCCCATCGCACGCTCTCCCTGACCCTAGCGGCCGGGGCGCGGAGTGCCGTTTTGGCAGAGGATGTCCAGGACGACCGGATCGTGGCGGTGATCGACCCGGCCGGGACCCGCGTCCCGCGTCACCGGGCCGTGCCCGGCGATGACGCGGCCCCGCCCGGCCAAGCCTGGCGGGCCTGGGGCGGGGTCCTCGCCCTCGATCGACCGGCCGCGCCTGGCGCCTGGCGCGTCGAGTACCGGGCGGCCCGGGCCATCCCGGGCAGCGACGCGGTGGCGATCGATGTCGCGACCGGCGACGAGGAGATCGTGCTGGGCCTGGCGACCGCCGCCGCCCTGGACCAGCGAGTGGTGGCCGACGCCAAGCGGGGCACCGCCAACGTTGCCCTCGGGGCCCGGGCCTAGATGTCCCGCCAGGCCGCCGAGCGAGCCCTGACCCACCGCCGGCGGGTCGTCCGGGGAGCCTGGCTCGGTTGACCCGGACGAGACCAGCGCCCCGCTCGCACCATCCATCCGCACGAAACGGTGCCCGCCGGTCCGGTGCGCGACCGTCTGCCACCGTGCCCATCGACCGGCGACTCGCGATCCACGATCCCCGCCCGGACACGGCACCATGAGAAAGGAAGACCCGACCATGCCGATCGGATTCGACCCCGGCGACTTCGGCGGCGGAAACGGGGGCTCGGGCGGGGACCCGACCGACTGGCGGCCGGGGACGCCGTACTCCCCAGGACAGGGCCAGGCTCATGACCCCGTCGCCGACCTCCGGGCCCGCCTGGACCCCTGGGCCGCGCCGGAGCCGGTCGAGACCGGCATCTGGGCCTGGGTCGAGGTGGAGCTGGCGACGGTCTACCCGGTCCGGTTCGAGGTCTGGCTCGTCGCCCCGGACGAGCGCCTCTGCCCGGAGTGCGCCCCGCTCGGCGGGGCCGTCTGGGAGGCGGGTGCCGGCCGCGTCCCGCCCCTCCATCCCAACTGCCGCTGTCTCCGCGCCCACCACCACACCGAGTGGCGAACGCGCTACGCCTCCGCCTGGGAACTGCGCTGGGTCTCGTGGTGAGCCTGCCCGGACCGGCGGGAGCGTCGCCGGCCCGCTCCGGCGCGGTGGGCATGTCCTCGACCGGCCGGGCGGTCGTTATCCCCGCTGGGTTGGCGCTCGTGCCCGGGCTGCCTGGCGCCGCAGGCCCCGCCAACCCGGTGACCGCGGATGCGACCGGCCCTATCGGACCGCGACCATGCCGCCTGACCACCGTCCCGTCCACCGTCCCGTCCACCGTCCCGTCCACCGCGCCTTGACCCACGACCTCGCTCCCCGGTCCTCACGGTGAGCCCGACTGATGCCCCGTGCCCCATCCCAGACCAGTCCAGGCCGGGGAATGACGACCGACGATCGTTGACCGATCAGGAGGAGGAGCGAACGATGGCCGATGGCCGCCCGAGACCGATGGGGACGATCGTCCACCTGACCCCCCGCGACGGCCGCCCCCGGGGCCGGATCATCCGGCTCGACACCGGCTTGCCCGCCCGGCCCGGCCCCGGCGAGGACGCGGCCCCCACGGAGACGACCGGCCCGCCCGGGAGCACCGCCGCTCACCCCGGATGGACCGGTGCACCGGCGCCTGTCCCGCTGGCCCCCTCCCCCGCCGGGACGGCCTCGTCCCGGCGGGGGAGGGGGCCAGCGGGACAGACG